GTGCATAAAGATAAAACGAAAGTTATTCCTAGAAAACAGAAATATAAATTAGATAACACCTAATTCAGAATAGTAACGGTCATTCTCGTCTCTTGCTGAATTAGTATCATTCATTATAGTTGTGCTTGAATTGTTGTTGTTTTGTTGAACGATTGTTTCTTGACCACCTGCAGGTGCTTGTCCAGGTCTTGCATCAATTGTTGCTTGGTCAATTGCACCACCTCTCATTGCAATCTCATCTTCTAACATTTCCATAGCTAAAGATGCATCGGTACCATCTGCAAGATTTGTTTGACCCGCAGCCATAGCTGCTGATACTTCTTGGTAATCTGCTATGATTGCCTTTCTGTTATCAAGTTCTTTTTGAATTGCCTCATATGACTCGTCTGATATATCATCGTCATTGAGTATTGCCTCTAATTGATTTGTAGGTGCAGTTGCAACCATGTCCATGTTGACGAGTGATTTTCTTAAACCTCGTTCTTCATAGAGTCCTGATTCCTTCGCAGCTTCTTTTCCTGCTTCAGCAGCTTCTTCGGTCATTTCTGGTGGTTCGTTTCCACTTCCGAAAATTAAATCAACTGCCCAATCTGGTAACATTTTCTTTGCCATATCTTTGATGAATTTACCAATATCAATACCAAATACATTCTTAAAGAAATCACCAATTGCTTTGAATGGTGCCTTGATTAAATCCCAAAGACCACCAAACATATCTTTAAGACCACCAAACATTAAGTCGAAGTCTCCTGTGAATAGACCTTTCCAGAAGTCAAAGAAACCACCAAAGATTTTAAAGATTGAATCTTTGATATCTATGAAATAACCTATAACTGTATCAACCGCAGCTTTG